ATATAATGGTTTAGATGATTACTTTGAAGGTAAAGTTGATGAATTTCCAAAAGAACATACTATGTCAGATGGTAAAAAACACACCATATATGTAAATTATATTAAAATTAGAAATTTTGTTGGTGATATTACTTTATTTTTAGAAAACAATAAAGGTCAATCATATTCAGACTCATATTTAGATTATTTTGGTGGTTATACAACTTTGATGAAACAACTAATCTACGATGGTGATTTTGAATGTATAGATTTTAGAACCCCTGATTATCCAGATTGGGGTATTACTCGAAAGTATATAAACGAAATGTTTGATGAATATATTTAAATAAACTATTTATTTATTCATTTATAATCTATATCAATTGTAAAAAAAAGATATGAGATTAATTAATAAAAATTCAAAAAGAGGCATTGTTAATTTATTTGCCGAATTTATTTTATCTAAAATTGATAAAAATAAAGATTCAATAATACAAGTTTCTGACGTGGGATCTTTTTATGCTGTAAACGGTATAACCACAAGTGAAATTTTTTTAGATATAAATTTAATAAGAGACGAATTTACCGAAAAATTTAAAGAAATATTAATTGAATTAAATATTAAATTAATTAATGTTGTTGACGTTATAAACTATAATCAAAAAATAAGTAACATTGAAACAGGTTGGGTTAAAGTTAATAAAATTCCATTTACACAGGAATATGAACCTTTAAGTGAAATTTCAATTAATTCTGAATTTCCGTATGGTCATAGTTTAAATTGTGGTAGATTAATGGTTTATTATAGTCATTATGTTTTTAACCAAATTTCATCAACAATAGGTTCAGAAAGTATGTATATTCATTTATTACCTAAAGTAGATGATGAGGTTGATATTAAAGTTGTGACTACATCAATTTATAACCCACAAACAATTAGATCACTGATTTTAGACGTATTTGACTTTGATTTAGAGAACTTCTCTAATAGAATGGAGTCTTATGACCTTATCCAAGATATATTGGATCCTGAGGGAGAAAAACCATACTTGGTTCAGGACAGATTGGAAGATGTTATTATCTTCTAATTACCCATTAATAAATTCTTTAATAATTTTTACTCCTTCATTAATATCTTCAAAATCTCTATCAGGAGCAAATAATCCAGTAATTGGATCATCATCTGGTGACTCTATTAACATAAATGATGGAACATACTCATTGTTAGTTACCTCAACAAATAAATTATATTCCTCCTCATATTCATGTATATCACGATCAACATAATCAACATTTTCTTTATCCAACATTTCTTTTAACATATGACAAAACGGACATTGTTTCATCGTAAATAATACTACAACTTTATCCATTGATTAATTCTGTTAACATACCTTTTAGATCTTTTTCATTTAACATTCCCACTTTTGTTTCAATAACATTCCCCCCATTTATTACTTTAATAGTAGGAATACTTCTAATACCTAATGATGCTCCAACCTCACGATTTAAATCTACATTCATTGTATACATTTGAACATCGGAAGTATTTTCTTTTGATATCGTTTCAAAAATAGGTTTCATCATTCGACAAGGTCCACACCATTCCGCCCAAAATTCAATAATTAATTTTTCACCTTTATTGATTTTTTCTTGTAATTCTACACTTGTAATTTCCATTTGTTTTATTATTTTAATATTTATTATCAATCAGTTTATTTTAGTTTTGATAAATTTTTTATAAAAAACTTAACTTCTTCTAATTGACTTACGTCGTAATAAACTTTTATTTTAAAGTTTATCTCAGATAATGTAATCTTTGATAAATATAAATAGAATCCTGATCTATTTTTAAATATCCCATCGGAGTGTTTAATTTCTCCATTATATTCAAAACTATTAAGATATTCAACTTCAAAATTTTTTTTTATTAAGAGTTCAGGTTCTATTGATAAAACACTGTTAACATTAATTATTGCATATAATTTTTGATGTCTTTCTTTTAGAATATCTAAAAAATTTTTTTCTTTTGTAAAATATTGTTCTTCCATTAGAAATTATATCATTAATTCGGCTGTCTCCCAAAGTTTTGTGTTTAATGTATTTAAAGAAATGATATTTTTTAATCCTCTCAATCCTGTTTTACGTCCTGTTTGTGATTTATATTCAATTCCACCACGAACAAATTTCTCTTGTACTACATTAAATACTCTCCATAGGTCATCTCCTTCGTCTTCATTACGATTAGGTGTTAACAAGTCAACTAAATCAAGTGTTGAGGGTACTGATCCTGCTGTCCACCTAAGTTTAGAGGCTTTTTGAACAAAATCTATTTTTTCGGACATAGTAAGTTGACGTTCCATCATTCTTCCAACAGACTGTTGAATTATTGGTAATTTTTTTGCAAAACTTTCAGTTAAACTTTTAACATCATCAAGTTGAAAATTTTTGTGTCTAAGTTTAAATTGGTCAGCCACTGATGTTGGAACTGTTAACCCATTACTACATACTAATCTGTGGAGTCCAGAACTCATTGAAAATGCGCACATACCATTGTGAGAGTTTCTAATAATCGCCTCAACTAAAGTATCCCCAACCGATGGAAGTTGTTGGTTACGAAACTTTACTTCATGTACTGAGTGTATACCCTTACCATTTTGGTTAACTGATGAAATTTCCCACCCTTCTCTTTCAAAATATTCCATAATTTTGTCGGTAGGAACAAATTCGTACTTGTTTGTCATTTTTGACGATGGAGATGTTGCAAAAATAGACGGTGCCGTTGTTTTAATTAATTCTGTTGTATAGTTCATATTTTTAAATTTTAATTATACAACAAAGATAGTCTTTTTTTTTTAATCAACAATACTTTTTTTAAAAAAATTTTAATTTAAAAATATATTACCAAATTTTGTTTTTAATATAATATTTTCAATATTTTTAATATCGTCTTTTTTTTCATTTAAATTGGGGTCTTGAAGTTCAATAACAATATCAATTATTTGTTCTTTACTTAATATCAAATCTTTTTCTTCTTTTACGTTTTTTAAAGATCTTTCTTTCATCTTATTGTAAAAAATTTCTTTTTCTATATTACCAACTAAGTCTATAAAATCTTTTGGGTTTTTTTCAAAAAAAGTAATCATTTGACTAATGTAAATTTCAACATCTATATTTTTCATAAACTATAAGTTAAATTGATGTGATTCCTTTACAATGTTGTTTCATATTATCGGGGAATTCTACTAAGAAAAAATCTTCATCTATTGTCATATATTTTCGTAAAACGTCTGGAATTATAATATCTGGATTAGATCCCTCAATTGAAACAAATTCTAAACAGGTTAAATTTACCATTGATTTAGGTAACCTTTCTAACTCAATATTATTAGTTAAATTTAAAAATGTTAAATTTTTACATTCACCAATACTTTCAGGTATACTTTTGATCATATTATCAAGAACCAAAGTGTCTAAATTCTTAAATTTACCAATTGATTCCGGTAAATCTAACCGTATTGGAGATGTTCCTTTATTTTCAATATTAATAAATTCAATATTTTCTGATAGGGATTCAAAAAATTCTTCAAACCCAAACATCACAATAAATTTAGATGGGTCATCTTTAGGGTACTGTAATATTACTTTGTTATCCGCAAAAATTGTATTTAGTTCATTTTTATATTTTCGTTTTAAATCTCTAAAATATGGTCTCATTTCTTTAGATAAAATTACTTCAATATCGTTTTCCGTTACTTCTTTTAAAGTTTTTGTTAATATTTTTTCTTTTTTCTTAGAAACATAATATGACATTGCCCCAGGTGTTAAGTTCCTAACCATATTACCATTTAATTCATTTCCAAGACCAATATATTTTTTTTGCAATTCTTCAGGTAAATTACCAAATATTTCAGCCCCATTAGTAATATTATTAAAATCAGGTCCTCTTAATTCCATCCATAATTCAACCTCTTCTATTGACCCTAATTCTTTAACAGGATCAGATGTGGTAAGATTAAGACTTTTATATTTTGTTAGTTTTTTTGTGTCTTCATCAGTAAATGGTTTTGGTACAAGATAATCTTCCTTACCTTTAAGACTAGGAACTTTTTGAGTTATTTCATTCCAAGATATATCTTCCCCTCCCGCAAATCGACCAGAATTTGATCTATCCGCTAATCTCATTCTTCCGTACTTATCAACAAGTATAACAACTGCATAATTTAAGTCAGATTCTTCAAGGTTTTTACTAATAACATAATACAATGTTAAGTTTTGATTTAATCTATAATTGTAATAATAATTACTTGATCCTTCCCATGATGTACACCATCTTCTATCGGGAGCATATTTTTTTCTAATATTAATACACTTATGTTTTTGATCAGGAGCAAAAATTAATATGTCATCATCTTCATATGCAATATCCACATCACTTACGTCAATTTCAGGCATACTATATTGATCTTCCCCAGCTGGAGTATAACCATCAACAATGTGTTCAAATTCATCAAAAGACATAAATGAACTTAATTTTGTGTTTAAGGGTATTAATAAAAAATTAGTTACAAATCTTTTAACTCTTGGTAGTATAACTGTAAGTGGATCCTCATCAGGAATTTCTTTTGCAAATTTCTCAGTCATTCTTTTTGTTAATGCATTTTCGCCGTTCTCATTAAATCTATCAAAATATTTTCTAACAAGACTATCAAGTTGTGATGGGTTTAAATCTGTAACCGGATTTTTAAAGGCTCTATCTTCAGGAAACAATGTTTTTAACTCAAAATATTTTTTAATATTTTGTTTTGTTAGTAGTAAATCCGTTCCTTCGTATTTTGTAACAAATTCTTGAGCAAAACTATCAAGATCTTTTTTAGTTTGTTGTTTTGTTGATTTATCCTTTATTAATTGTTTTAACTTAATATAGGTGTGTTTAAAAATATCCTTATCTTCGTTAGCAAAACCACTTTTAAATCTTTCAAAGTCAGAAATAACTTTTTTTATATCATCCTCGTTATCGTCTGTTTCTAATGAAAATTTATCAACTAATCGTTTAATTGTTGATTCAGGATATTCTAATAATATTTTTTGTATATTTAGATTTTCATTAATTATCTTTGACAAAATTTTTACTAATTCCATAATATTTTTTTACTATAAATATCATTTAAATAAAAAAAAAACAAATTATACATAAATATGCTTAAACATATCCAATTGTTCTCCAACTTTTATTTTTTTAACTTTATTTTCACCGTAATTCATAATTAACAATTCTTCCCCCATATTTTGTTTGATTCCACTTTTAGCTGATGCGGCTTTGGCAAATTCTTTCATTTCCCACGAGTATTCATCTGCTGGAAACCATTTTCTTAAAATTGGAAAATCATAATAACTAAGTGAAAATTTTCCTTTTATTTGTTTTAAAGAATTTGCTAGTCTTTCATGGTCATTTCTATCAAAGTCATGGTTTGAATAATAGTTCTCTGTTTTCCAATAGGGTGGGTCAACATAAAAATATGTATTTGGTGAATCATACATTTCAATTAATATTTGAAAATCTAAATTTTCAACAAATGTTATCTTATCAAAATGATCTCTAAATTCTTTATTTTTTAATTTATCCATAAATATTAAAATTTTACATCTGTATTTACCTTTATAATCGGTATATTTTGATGTTTCAGGTTTAGATCCAGAAAATACCTGAGTTAATACATACACATATTTTGCGGCAACCTCAAATCTATTATTTTCAGTTATATCAATTCCACTATGAAAAACTTCTTGTTGGAACTGATTAAACATTTCTTCGTATTCTGGAGGTGTATTTTCAACCCCTACCTGTTGACAAGGGTATTTATTTAGTTCATCCCAAAGTCTGTCATAATCTTTAGAACATCTAAATAAATTGGCATTTAATCCATTAAAATCATTATAAACAACAGTTTTAAGGTTTGGGTACTCATTTAACTTTGTTTTAAAAAAGACCCAATACATACCACCAAATGGTTCAACATAGGTTTCAATGTTTTTTGGGATAAATGGTACAATCCATTTACCAATTCGAGCCTTTCCTCCGATGTAAGATATCATATATATATGTTTTATATAAAAATAATAATTTTATATTTATTTGTCAAATATGTAACACTATATTTATTAAAAAAGAAAGTATGAAAACTGAAGCAACACAAGTAACCGGATGTAAAAAATGTGACCAATCGTCAAGTAAAACACAAAAATTTATTTTTATTACTGGAGGAATAATGTTTTTATTGACAATATATGGTTTAGTTTCCTTAATATATGATATTAAATCACTATTTTAACTTCTATTGTATTTAATATATTGATTTATTAATAAATCGCCATTATGTTGGCCTTTATACCCTTTTCCTTTAACTCTTAATGGTGTTGATGTATCGACATTATTTGGGAATTTAACATTTATCTTTCCATCTGGATGTGGAACATCAAATGATCCTCTTTTTAAATCATCAAGATTTAAAAAAGCACTATATATAAGATTTGACCCTAATTTTTCAAAGTTACCCTCATTAATTGTTTTAACTCTAATAACCAAATTACCATATCCCCCGTTTCTATAATCACCAAGTCCTTGTAATCTTAAAAACTGACCATCATCAATTCCATGTGGTAGCTGGATCTCGATTGTTTTAATCTCATTTTTTGTTCCTTGTCCTCCACAAGCATAACACGCTGCTGTTGTTATTTTACCAACACCATTACAAGTATTACACGCTACTTGGACTATCTGTATAAACATTCCTGTACCCATTTGTTTTACAACAAATCCTTTTCCATTACAAACATTACATGGTTTTTTCTCCCCCCCATTTCCATTACATGGAGGACATTTATCTTTTCTGTTATATGTTATACCTTTTTTACCCGCTAAGTATGATTCCAATACACCAATATTTATATCAATTATGGTGTCGTGAACTCTATTTTGTGAACTACGACCACCAAACATATTATTCATAATGTCATTCATTGATTGACCTCCAAAACCGTTCATGTTAGAAAATGGGTTATTTCGTTGGTTGTTGTATTGTGATCTTTTATTTTCGTCTCCAATAGTATCATATGCGGTTGAGATTTTTTTAAACTTTTCCTCATCTCCACCTTTATCGGGGTGATTTTCTTTAACTAAATTTCTATAAGCTTTTTTAATTTCGTCTTGAGTTGCACTTTCTGTAACTCCTAACACATTATAATAATCTTCCATATTTATTTTTACTAATTTATAATTATACTTAACAAATATATCATAACCAAATGAGTAACTTTATAATTGTTTTATTTAAAAATAAGATAAAAAAGAAAATAATAAAGAAATTTAAAACTTATAATAACGCAAAAAAATTTTATGATAAAATTTTAAGTGAAAGTAATACAGTTATTTTTAATATGGAGACAGAAAATGGTAAGTATTGTGAATATGAACTTGGGTTTTTAGAAAGAGGTGTTGCCCACAGACCTTATTTTGTTCGAGATAAATACGGAAGACAAATAAGGGTTGATCTTGAGGATCCTAATTTTAATTTAAAAATACTTAATGACTATAAAAAAGAAGAATTATTATTTGATATAACAAAATCAAAAAGAATTACAGTTTTAACAATGATAAAAGAATATCTTCCAAAAGTAGGAATAAAAATGATTTCTAAACTGAATAATAAAATTATTATTCAAAATAACGAAAAAATACATTTGTTTTCATTAAAGACTGAAGAGGATTCAAATAGACTAATAGACACTCTATCAGAATACATGATTAACCAAGAAAGGATTGATTGTATATTAATTAAAGATGGGTCAAAAGAACAAAAAAAGTACATGTATGATCTTTTAAATAAGAATGGTTATGATAAATCAATTCTTTACCGTAAGTTTACCACTTATAAAAGATTTTAATTTACCAAAAATACTAATTTTTACAGGTTCTTCTATTTTAATTGTATTTTCTAAAATAAAAACAACTTCAATTCCCGATAAATCAATTTTAAACTGATTAAATCCACTATCTATATGTCTAAAATTAGACTGTACTTTTTTAAAATCTTCATAATTTAATTCAAAAACAATAAACGATTTTCCATTTGGGAATAATGTTTGAATTCCATCAGTTATCAATGCCAATTTTTCTATCACCCCATCAACACTTTTTTGATTTTTTCCCATAATGTTAATTTTATTTCTTTTTGGTTTAAGACAATATCTTCTTTTTTTATTTTTTTAATCTGTTCAATAAACCGATTTTTTTCATTTTTTAAATTAAGAACATCTTTTTCAATTTCATTATTTAACCACTGTTGGGTTTTCTCCGGATGGCTTAATAGTTTCTTCTTTGTCATCTAATTCAATTTTATTTTCAGTAATTTCAAATTTTAATGCTTGTAAATTATTTAAATTTTCTTTTTCAAACATTTTTTTTAATTCATCAACTTTTATTTGGAATAATCTTTCTTTTTCTTCTCTTTCTTTATTATATGCAATAATATTTTTTATGTTAAAGATTGTTTCATCCACTAACTTTTCACTAAACTCAGAAACAAATGAAAAGGATCTATGTCCTGTATTTGATTTCTGATTTTCAATTACTTTTTCTTCGTTAACAAATTTTTTGGGTAATTTCCATGTATCCGGAAACTCAATATCAAAAGATAAATATGATTTTAGTTTCCTAACTGATTGTAAATACGGAAAAAGTATTGTAAATTCTTTATATATGCTCATTTATACTTGTATTAAATACGTTATTAAATAACTTAATGATAAACCATTGAATAAAATTTCCCTATTACTTAAAACCATTTTTTCTGGTTTTGTTTGTAACAGGGAAATAATAAATTTTAATGTTGTTCTCACCAATAAAATTGTTGAGAATATAAAAACAAATAAATATATTGTTTCTATATTAGTCATTTTTTTTTGTCTCCAAAATTTCTCCACGAAGAGTTTGTAATAAGGATTTTAATTCTTGTGATGTTTTTCTAGCTCTTGTTCCAGCGCTTTTATTTCCACCAAAAAATTTAGTTACATTAAGATTTAATTCTTCATTTAGAGAATTGATTTTTTCTAAAGTTTTCATTTTTTAAATTAATAATAGTTTATTTTGTATATTTAAGTTTAATAAAAAAAATGTTGTTTGTAAATACTACAGGACCATATTTTTATCTAATGACTTATAAATGTTTAATATTATATCTAAATCAGATTTGGTAAACGATTTTTTTCTATTAAATACATCATTAAAAAATGTTTCAATTGTTTTTCTCATCTTATCTTCCTTTTGGTCGTAGAACGTATCTATAAAAAATTGATTAAAATAATCATAATGTTCTCCTTTATCTTTGAAGACTATATTTTCTTTATTGAAGTTATTAATGGTTTTATCCCAACACCAATCAAAGTGTTTTTGTTTGTCTTCATTTGACATAACAATTTTAGTTTCATTTATATTATCCTCTTCACCCAAATAAGTCTCGAGTATTAAATAATATAAAGAAAATGAAAAGTCATAATACAATTCCATTTTTTCGGAAATTATATTATTTATCCTGAACCAGATATCTACATCTTCAGGTTTAATTGGTTGGGTTATATAGTTAAAAAAATTGTCCATAGATTAATACCTATGGACAAATGATAATAAAAATTTTTTATATGTAAATTATTGGGTTTTTTCCTTATACCCCATTAGTAATTTCATTCTATTAAACTCTTCAGTTAATTTTATTTGTGATTTATGATCAACACTTTCATTATTAAGTTTTAAACCTTTACCTGTCTCCTGACCTGGTTTATCACTAATAATTGGTTGTGGTGATTTATTATATGCTGCTCTTTTAGCTTTATTGTAAGATCCTTTCTTACGGGTTTTATTTATATTTTTATTAATATCAGTTTCTTCAGAATTTGCCCACTCTTTATTATTTCCGGTTTTAGAAGATCCTTCAATATTATCGTCCATCCAATCTTCATTTGGATGCATTTCATCATAATCTAAAGTTTGCATTCCAGGTCTTAAATAATCATCAATAAATTCATTTCCATCATCAGATACTTCATAAGCTTTTTTCTCCATTTTTTCTAACTCACCGTTACCTTTTGGAAAATGTTTTGGGTTAGTATTAAATTTCTCTTTAGATCCACTTTTAGTATAATCTAACATTTTTTTAGAAAATTCTTTCATGTAATTTTCATTTTCTTTACCAGATCCTTTATGTGCTTTTTCATAAGCTTCCAAACCTGCTGGTGTTTTTCCTTTTTTTATATTATTTTTTTCTTTTTCTTCAATAATAATATTTTCTATCAGATTAATAATCTCGTTTTCTGTAAACAATTCAGACCCGTAATCAGAATTTAACTTATATAAAACACTATTACTTTCTTCCAACGAAGAATTATCGGTATACTCTTTATTACCAAGTTTAAACTTACCACCTTTAGGTGTTTGTTTTAATTTTTTTGTAAAAGCATTTCCTTCGTAAGTTTCTTCTTCCTCCATTGACCTACTACCGCATTCTTCACAGGTTTCTTTTTTATTTCTTAACATTTTAAAATCTTCAGAGTCAATTCTGTTATTCTTGTTCTTATCGATATTTTTTTGTTTACCAAATAATCTTTCAGTTATTTCTTCAATATCAGAATCACTTAATTTATTATTGTTTCTATAACTTTTATGAGTCTCTAAAACCTCACTATTTTTACTATAACCACATGATTCACACGCTTCACCTTCTCTAATTTCTCCACCACATGATTCACACATTTCTCCTTCAACATAATCAAATGAAGTTCCAGGTTTATTAAATTTTAATTTTTCCATTACTTCTTTTGCTTTATCCTCTAAAGTTTCATTAAGAATTTTTTTTAATAAAACATTATAATAATTGTTATTTTTCATTTTCTTGTTTATATATAAATATCAAGGTTTATTCAATTTTTCCATTTCTAAATAAATTATATTTCTAATATAATTTTCTGTTATCCCATAAGATTCACTTATATTGGTTATAACTCTTTTTAATCCTTTATTTTCAAAAATTTTAAGTGCGTTAATATCTCCTTGATTACAGTAAGGAAACTTTTTACATTTTTTCTTAACCTGAACAAATTTACCACCAGGAATCTGAGTTTTACGGCTTGGTCCCCAATCTTTTTTGTTAGTTGACTTTGCCCATATCGAGGGTCCTGAGTATTGACCTGATGATGCCGATCCTGTGGCTTCTTTTGTTTCTCTTCTACTTGGTCCGTTAGAATGTTTTTTGTCTTCACATTTACAGTTTTTCATATCACAAATAGGACACTCACTTTCTTTCATTTCACGACCAAATAATGGTGCCGAATAACCACCCGAACTGCCTGACCCTGTTATCTCTTTAGTTTCTTCTTTTTTACTTTTAGTTATTTCTAATAATGAACGTAAAAAATCGTTAATATCTTCAGGATTTTCTAACATTTTTTTTAATTCGGATCTTGTTTTACTTACCGACATTTTGTTTTTAACTAATGTTAGTACGTCATTTAAATTAGTTTTTTTATCTTTTAAATAATCTTGTGGTTTTGTTTTTTTCTTTTTTTCTTTTTCTTCTTCCATTGGTTGGAAGTTTTTTCTTTGTTTGGACAAGTCAATACCATTTACCCCCAAGTTATTTGCGGCATTATTATATTCTTTATTAAACATGTTAATCATATCCATTATGAACTTTTAAATTTAGATTCCCAAAAATTTCTTTGTTGGTACATTATAGTGTAAAACTCTCTAAACGATTTAATTATTAATTCTTTAACATCTTTCTCTAATTTACCTCGTTTCATCTCTTTCGAAATTCTTTCTAATAATTTATCTTCAAATTGTTTGGCTGTTGCCGACCCTAAAAAGTCTTTTATTTCTTTTTTTATTAATGATTCAATTTCCCTTTTATCCGATTGTGTTAGTGCCATTTTATTTTACTATTATCCCATATGTTAATCCTCCTATAATTGCTGAGGAAATAATCTGAATTATTGTATTTTTTCTTTTTAATTTTCTATTGTCTGATGTAAGATCTTTATTAATATTATCAACAATTTGAAATTTATCATTTGTTTTTTGAATAATTATTTCACTTGTTTTAATCTTTTCTTCCATTGTTATAATAATAGATTGTTGTACCTCAATTTTTTTATTTAATTCAACAACCTCATCTTTGTTTAATTTTAAAATTGCGGAAATAGAGTCCAATTTATTTAGGTCTATCATGATCTGTTTTCCTACTTTATAAGGAATACATATTTCAGTAGTATCTTCTTTTTTTGTTGTTTGGGATAAAATAGAAACCCCAAAAGACACAAATAATATTAGTATTAAATTTTTCATGTTTTAAAAATTATATCTTAATCGTAATAAACTATCAATTTGTTTAGGGTTTGAGTTTTTAATTTTATTACCTTTTTGTTGGTAATAGTTATTAACAACTTCTTTTTTAATTTTAATATTAGATATTGTTGAATCAATTTTATATATCTCTTCATTATATTTTGTTATTTTTTCATCTAATTTTTTTTGATAGTTAATCATACTATCAATATCTTTATTAAGTTGTTCAATTTGTTTTTTATCCTCTTTTGACATTCCATTATCAACTTTTGTCATATCGTAAATAATTAAACCAATTAATATAATTACAAATGTTAATATAATGTATTTGAAGTTTTCGTTTAAAAAATTTTTCATATCTCACTTGTTTTTTTTCTTGATGAAACAATTTTAGACCATTTGGTTTTAAATTTTTCATAATATGTTTTTAATTTTAACGATATTTCATTAAATTCATCATCAAGTTTGGTCATAGTTCCATTTATATATACCCCATTTGTTTCCCCAATTGAAAAGAAAAAATCTAAATCTAATTCAGTTATTTTTCCTGACCATTCAACATTTGTTGGATATAAATTTAATTTATTAAAATCAACGATTTCAGTAACATCTTGTTTAAACTCATCCATACTTTCTTGAAAAGCGGATTTATCATCAGTTGTTAATTGTAAATCTGTTGTGTTTTTACTATGAATAACTAAAACCCCTCCCGATATTCTATATGCCTTTTTTTTATCTGATTTAACTTTATCAAATTCTTTATATTCATATTCATCTTTTTCCGCAGTTTCATACTTATCCTTTTGTATCTTATCTTCAATATCTGTCATTACATCTATTTTATTGTCAGTATCTTCAACAGGTTGTTCAATTAATAAACCATAATTTTTTTTAATATTCTTGATATCCTCAGTTAATTGGTTACCCCCAAGTAATTTTCTTGATGCTGATAATAATTTTTTTATTTCTTCGTAATTAGTCATTTTTTAAATATTTATTAAAAATTTCAAAATTAAAGGCCGGACTAACATCAGTAAAATCACTATCAAAATTACTTTTAGTTACAATACCTTCAAATTTTTCTATACCGTTTATTTTTGTATTATGTTCCACACTTTTTAATGGAATATTAGTTTCTTTGGTTAACTTAACACACAATTTTGAGGTTAAAATAATTTGTTCCTCAGGATATGGTTGCCAAAAAAAATAATCTCTCCATGTTTTATTAAAAACCTTTTGTTTATAAATATCACCAATCCAATTAATGTGATAATTTTTTAATGGTTCTTTTTCTAACCAACCTAAATTTTCCAAACAAACAATTACAGAGTTTCTGTTTATAGATGATGTTGTGTTGTAATTAGTATATTCATCATTATCCAATAACTGAAGAACTTTACCATCTCTTGTTACAATATAGTTGGGAATTTTATCATATTTACCATTATATCTATACTTTAATGATTGTAAAAAATCATTTATGTTTCTAGACGTATTAGTAAGTATAATTTGTGTTTTGTTTTTATTTTTTTTATCTGATCTAAAATTTCCGTATTTTATTATTTTATCAATCATTTGTTTTAGTATATCTTAAAACTTTATTTTGTATGGTTGTATTTACGGTGGTTAGTCCTGTACTAACATATTCTATATTTGACAATTCAACAATTTCAGGTTCAACTTGGGGGACAACTTGGGGGACAACTTGGGGGGTATAATGTGTTAAATAACTTTCAGGAATCTCAATTTCATCATGTGCGGTATCATGTACGGTATCTTCTTTGTGAGGGACACTGGTGTCCCTCTCTGAATCTTCGTCTTTTCTTTTTCCTTTAAATGCTTGGTTTGTTGCAATAACTAACGTAATTGCTAATGGGTCAAACACAAATATCAGAATTAAAATAAAAAGATTTGCGGTTCGTTTAATATCCCAATCAAGTAGTTCGCTAACATACTTTAAAGCCCCCAACTCACTTCCCGAAATTTCTTTTGATTCCATGTTTAAAATATTAATATCAAGCTGGGTGATACTATCATTCATACTATCAATTCTTTTTGCTATTGTATCTCTTCTTACTTGTGCTTGTGATAGTTGAGATTCAAATAATTTTCTATTACCTTCGTTGGCTCTTGTAATTACCTGTCCGGTTATTCTATCCACAGATTGTGTTGTTGTGTTATTAGATACCCCGTCTCTTAACTTAGTAATGTCCCCATCTAAAATGTTTTTTTCTTTTGTTAGTTCGTCTTTAACTTCTTCAAACCTTTTCTTTTTTACCTCAATATTTTTGACTTGTTTTTCGTTAATTTCAAGTTTTGCAATATTCCCTTGAAATCCTGTACTTAAAAGTCCGTATATTCCAAGTGAAGTTATTAAAGAAAGGGTCACAAGAGCAATGGACATATAAATTTTTAAAATTCCATATGTTTCTTTCCATTTGTCGTGAAGATATGTTGCAATTGCAATTTTAGATATCTCAAGAAATGATCCCATAATAATAACGGGTATTGCCACACCAACAAATACGATTGATAAACCAACAACACTATAATATGCTGCGGTTCCTGACAAACCCAAAGCACAAAATAATAAAAACCAAGGTAAAAATTTTTCTTTCATAATAATTCTAATATATTTATAAATACTAATATAAGGTATTTATATAATTATGTCACTACTTAGAGAAACAATACGTAAAGTTTTAATCTTAGAAAAGAAGATTGCTACAATCAAATCAAATCTTACTGTTACCATGAATTTAAGATACCAACAGGTAAATGTACCTGGAATGAAGACCCACGCTGAAATACAAAAAAAAAGAGATTTTTCAAAAAGTGGTGATATAATTAGAGATTATGATATCTTAAATTCAGTAAAAAAAGTAAAGGATGATATAGTACAATATATTGTAATTGGTGAGTTATATGATGGTGTTGAGTTTGTAATTAAAGATGAATCAAGCTTACTTAGTATTGCAATTAGAATAGAAGAAGTTAATCCTTACGAATTTAATCTTTTTATTAAAACCGTTATGAGGAATGATAATTTTTATGTTGGTAGAAATCAACTAGTTATTACCGCAAAATAAACCCCCACTGGTACCAATGGGGGAGTGTAATTTCATCTTACATCACGAGTAAGATTGAGGATTTTCACCTAGAGAACATCGTGTCTCATTCCGCCGAGTTGTAAGGGTAATCTCGGTTCAACCCTTTTTGTAATTAACGATCCTCTATTGTAAATCCTTGAGAATCAACCTCAGGTCCATTATCAATTAACATTTCAACTTTTATTTCTCCATCAACAAATCTTGACACAGAACAGAATTCAATTTCAACATCCTCATTAAGATTCAATTTAAACTCATTATACTGTTCCTCAGTTTCAAATGACCCAACTTGACTTGCCGGTGATTGATAAACTTTTAGACGATACGAACCAAATGGATTTTTAAGTTCAGAAACTTCCATAATAAGATTATCAAACTTATAATTATCAGTACCATCTTCGGTTACAAATTTCCCATCCTTATCCCTTTTTAATGTTTGAGAATAATGGTACCCACAATTACCACAATTTATATAATCTTCACCTGTTTTGTAATAGAAATCGCTAAACGCTTCTTGTTTACAATTTGGACATTCAATATAATCTAGTACACTTCCCATAATTTTTATTTATTTATTTATTTATTTATTTTACAAAGATATATAACTTATTTTAATTTGCCAAATTTTTACTATAAATAGTCAAATAATTCTGAACTATCGTTTCTTAATCTTCTTAACGCCTTTTCTTTTATTTGTCTAACTCTTTCTTTTGTTAATCCAAAATCACTCCCAATATCTTCTAAAGTTCTTGGAGTTCCTGTGATCCCAAAATAATCACCAATAATTGATTTTTCACGATCATCTAAATTATTTAATAACTTTAACATTTTTTCTTTTAAAATATCGTTTGTATTAAAAATGGCATCAGGAGCTTCAGCCTCTTGATTAACAATCATATCAATAAGTGTATCCCCTTCTTCATTTATTTTCATGTCTAAATCAACAATAGATGGTAATCCAGTAAACTTATCATCCAGTTTATTTCCAGATTGTTCAACTTCTTTTTTCGCCCTATGTAAATCTTGTACAACATTAACTGGTAATCTTATTGTTCTTGAATTATCGTTTAATGATTGTAAAATTGATTGTTTAACCCACCACACTGCGTATGAAATAAATCTAAGATCTTTATTCCAATCAAAATTTTTAATTGCTTTCAGTAAACCATGATTACCCTCAGCAATTAGATCTTGTAAATCTAATCCTTGGTTTTGATATTGTTTCGCTACTGTTATAACAAACCTTAAGTTACCCACAAGTAATTCTTCTTCAATTTGTTTTTTTTCAATTTCAGAAATATTATCTGATTTCATTTTTATTGCCAAAGTTTTTTCCCTTTCTGGTGACATAACTTTAATTTTTCTAATATCTTTAAGATAGTAGTACACTTCTTCTTGATTAATTGCTATTCCTAAATTTTTACTTTTCATTTTTTTTTAATTTGATTGTGAATATTCGTCTAATTTTTGTTTTTCTAAATCTGTTAAAGATGCTAAACCGCTATCTACAATTTTATCCAACAATTCATCTAGTGTTAGATTACAACGTTCATTAAATTTAGAGTTCTTTATTAAATTAAGAAAATCAAATGGGTCATTGTCAAAAAAATTAAGTTCTTTTTTTTGTTTTGGTTTTCTTGTTTTTTTCAAAGATAAAAGATAATCAATATGATCTTTTGGTATATTAGAGGAGGTTTTATTTGGTTTTGGTATTAAAAAATATTGGAAGGAGTCAAAGTCATTAAAAATAAAATTAATCCATTCTCCCGCATATTCAATATTTAAATCTGATGAAAAATGAATAATTGCGTGTTTTCCGCCAGAAATTAATTTAACTTCGTTTGATGTTGTTTCTTTTGATATTTCTAACGCAATATCTTGTGTCATTTCTTCTGCGTTTTTAACGGTTTCATCGTAGAATATAAAAAGTAAGTAATTCATATGTGTGTTTTTAATTATTTTTACAAATATAGGAATAAATTAATAATAAATCAAAAAACTTTTGATAAATTATTTTCTTTTTTTATTTTAACCACATGATCTCCCCATGTACCCACAATACTATTGTGACTAATAACAAAAATCTTTTCAAAGTAATCCTTAATCTTTGTGAAAAACTCATATACCATCTCTAAGTTGTCATTGGCAATTTTTCCAAACACCTCATCTAAAACCACAAGATTTGGTTTTGGTAAGCTTGAGATCTTGGTAAGAACAGATCTTAAGGCTAAAGATGAAATTGTCTTCTCAAATCCTGAACCTGAAGTCATTAATTTTTCAATACCCGTTTCATTATCGGTCATAATAAACTCGACTTCGTTTTTATCATTGATTCGAACTTCCAATTTAAAGTAACAAGAATCTTCCATCAATCTTTGTAGTTCAGAGTTTATTAGTGGCATCATGGTTTTCATAATCATTTTAGATATACCATTCTTACCATAAATTTCTAAGTAAATCTTATATATTTTATCTTTTTTCTCTTCTTCTTTTATTGTTTCAATTTTATTTTTATTAAGATCAATTTTTTCTTCAAGTGATTTAATTGATGATTCACTTGTAGTAATTGAATTACTAATTGTTCTTCTTTGAATTTCCAAATCATCTAATCTAATGTCAGCTTTTATTAATAATGAATCAATCTTTTGGTTTTCTTGAATTTTATCTTGTATCTCTTCCCAACGTTTAATCTTATCGTTCAATGATTCAATTTTTAAATCACAACTTTCAATACTTAATTCATACTTTTCTTTAATAAGTTTGTTTTTTTCATACTCATCAAATTCTTTTTTAAGTTGTACAAAACTTTGTTCTTTGCTTGATAAAACATGCATAAGTGTTGTTTTTGTGTTTTTTTGCACGATTAACCCATCAAGTTCTGTAATTTTTGCGTTGGTGATCGATGCGTTCATTAACTCAATTCCACAATGAGAACATTTAATCCCTCCCTCTACTTCTGATTTTAATTTAGTTATTGATTCAATTTCAGTATCAAGTTTAATGGTCTCTTTATAAACTTCATTATATTGTTCTTTAACCTCGTCATGTTTATTTTCATAATAAAACTCAGATGGTTCAACAACTTTGATTTCGGATATTTTTAATAAAAAACCATTCTTGTCTATTTCAATTTCTTGTATCTCAACTCTTGTTTTATCAGGTTTTAACAAACTTAACTCATGATTAATATTTGTATGTTTTTTCTTTAACATATCATCACGATATGATTTACCCTTTGTAATGGCATCATTAACATTAAACAAACTTTGTTCATTATTTTTAATTTGAACATTTAATTCTAAAATTGATTCTTGATGTGTTTCAATCTCATTTTTTAATTGTTCTGACGAATAAATGTTTGATATCTTTTGTTTTGAGAAATCCCCATATATTTCTTTGGCAACTTCTTCTTTTCTTTTTAAAAATTCAAGACCCATAAATCGTGACAATACTTGTCCTCTTGATGTTGGTTTTGCTTCTAACAAATCTTCAAGATTTGATCCTGTTGTTAAAATTGTAGTTAAAAAATCTTCTTTTGTCCCAATTGAGTTTTTAATAAAAGATTCAGTTTCTCTTCTTTGTTCTCCAGTAAAGTTTAATAATGTTCCATCTGATAATTTTTTAAAAAAGTCCAACTCTGTTTTAACATTCCATTCATTTTTTTTGGACATTTTTCTTTCAATGTTTCTAACAATAACATAATCCTCACCGTCAATTGTAATTTCACCTTTAACATGAACCTTGTCTTTGTTTGAAAACCTGTTAAATATTTCTTCGGCTTTTGTGGTCTTGGTTGTTTCATTAAAAAACAAGAACATTAATAAATCTACAGTAAGAACTGTTTTACCACCAAAATTTGGTGGATCAGACTCAACAACCACAATACCACTTAATTTATCAAAATCTAATTTTTGATTTTCACCATATGATAAAAAGTTTGAAAATTCAATGTTTCTAATATACCACTTTTTAAATTGAGATTGATTTTCTTCATCTCCAGACATTTTGTTTTCAACCATATTATTGATTGATAATACATCATCTGTCATATGATTATAATCTTTTGAAACAAGAAAGTTTTTTATAAGATCCAACTGATAGTTTTTGTCACTAATATTAACAGAAACGTCAATACTTTGTGTTGTATCAGTTTCAACTATTTTTGATTTAGTCAGGACATTAACATTAGTTGTGTTATATTTTTTTTGAAAGTAATATTTAACACTTTTAATCTTGTCTTGTGTAAAGTTTTCTGGTAAATCCTCCCAAACAACTTGAACTGTTGGATTTTCAAATACAGAAAAGTCTAAATTTTTTATCATTATATTATAATTAAATAATTTTGGGGGATTAAATAAATCCACTTTTTTATTTTTCTATGTTAATATTTTTTTCGTCTATAATTACACTATTTTTTACCTCTTCAACAACTTCAAAATTTAAATCTTGACCATTCAATTCAACATTTAACTTTTCAGTTTCTGACATCATTTTTTGAGCCTCAAACATTCTTTCAATTGCCTTTTTCATTGCGTATTTTTCTACTGTAATTTTTTGGTTTCTTTTTTCTACTTTTGCTCTATGAGCTTTTGATGCCTTTCCCATTTTTATTTATTTTATTTATTTTATTTATTACTTGGTCTATTTTCTTCAAACCATTCAATTATTGCATTAATCCCCCAAACTGAACCAGCGGATAACATTCCATCAAAAAATACGGAATAATATTGGTTAAGTCCAATAAAATGTGAAATAGGTGAAAAAAAACATAAGGATAAGAAAAAACCAACCCATGTGCTTGTACACAACATACATTTTATTAAATCAGACACAAAAGAAAACACAGGTGTAAATAAAACCCACCCAATGTTTGGTTGTGCGTTTTTGTGTATCCAATTTCTCAACCCATTAAAGATTGACCCGTAAACAAGTATTGTTGTCAAACCATATGCAACAATCATAAAAATTAAAACTTCCATTATATTCTATTATTTAAATTTGATCCCCTAAGAAAAACAGCCCCTTTATTTGAACTGAGATTCTCAAGATCTCGGTTTATTTTTTCTAATTCTTTTATTCTTTCGTTTTTTGTTTGAAGTTCTTTCCTGAGAGATATTAATGTTTCTTGTAACATTTCCACCCTATCATTTGGTTTCTCAA